ATAGATGCTACAAAGCACTGGAGTCGGATCGAAAGCTACGGCCCGAAATTTATCGAAAACGTGGTACAGGCAGCCTGCCGTGATCTGCTCGCAGAGGCAATGCTGAGGCTGGATAGGGCTGGCTACAAGATCGTGATGCATGTTCACGATGAGGTCGTAATCGAAGCGCCTCTTGATGCAGACATGGAAACGGTCTGCCAGATAATGGCAGAATCACCCGCCTGGGCAGAGGGCCTGAAGTTATCAGCAGCGGGCTATGAGTGCTTATTTTACAGAAAGGACTAGGAGATCATCATGATAGAAAACAATATATTACGGATTGAACACCCAACAGGGCGAATGAACCTCTTCATCGACAGGTTCTTTCCGACTGAAATATCGAGGGCAAATACAGTCTTTAAGATCATGGCGGCAAACTCACCGGAGGAGGATGCAAGGGAGCTCTATTATAGGCTCCGTACAATGGCGGATGATCTTCGGCAGGACATCGAACATTACAACACTCTCATCGATGTCACAACCCGACCAAAGAAGTACGACGAGGTCTACGACAAGCTGAAACAGTGTCAGAAGAAACATGCGCAGGCTGTCAGGAATATGAGGGACCTTCGGAAGATAACAAAGCTGGAGGTATAGCTATGAAACATAACGTAGAGCCTAACAATAGGATCATAGGCATATCTATAAATGACGATGAGGTTCTCAGTATATCCATAGACATAAAAAGGCTGATCAAATTTATAAAAAGCATAAAGGGAGGAGACAGGAGATGAAGGGCTTACCAGTGTACAAGGATCTTGAAACTCTTAAGTGGAAAATCCCGCATCAAACTTACAGAACAATCGTTGGACAGATCAAAGCGGGGGATATAGGCGGCGCAACTGTCGGTATCGAGCGCCTAAAAAGAAGGATCGCCAGAGAGGAGGCAAGAAGATGCGAATCGCAGTAGGCAAAAGCCGAACCTCAGCTAAATGGAAGAACGAGGACTGGGACTGGGATAAGCTGAAAGAGCGCTGTAGCACGACTCTTCGGACCAAAGAGACTACAAAAGAATATATGAAGATGAGCAGAGCCCAAAGAGACGATATTAAGGATGTCGGAGGCTTTGTCGGCGGGTATCTCAGAGGCGGCAGGAGAAAGGGTGAATTCGTAGAGGCAAGGTCAATACTTACGCTTGATCTCGATCAGGCAAAGCCAGATACATGGGACGCTATCACAATGCTTTACGACTTTTCGTGCTTGGCCTACTCGACTCATAAACATACTCCGGAAAATCCACGACTTAGGCTTGTGATACCGCTTGCGAGGGAAGTAACTGCAGACGAGTATCCAGCCATTGCCCGCATGATCGCAAAGGACATCGGAATCGATATGGTCGACGAGACCTGCTACCGTGTGCAGCAGCTCATGTACTGGCCGAGCACAAGCATCGACGGAGACTTCTTCTTTGCTGAGCAGGATGGGCATCTTCTTGATCCGGACGAGGTGCTGGGGCGGTACCGTGATTGGCGGGATACATCAGCCTGGCCGACAAGTTCAAGGGAGGCTGAGGTACCATCCCGTGAGATGAAAAGGCAGGCAGATCCTCTTACGAAAAAGGGTGTTATCGGAGCATTTTGCAGAACATACAGCGTATCTGATGCCATAGAGACGTTTCTTTCGGATGTCTACCAGCCATCTGTGATGCCAGGAAGGTATGACTACGTTCCCGCAGAATCAACTGCCGGCGTGGTCATCTACGACGATAAGTACGCCTATTCGCATCATGTAACAGATCCGGCTTACGGTCTTCTCCTGAACTCATTTGATATTGTGCGGATTCATAAATTCCCAGACGAAGACGAAAAGAAGTCTAGGGAGGCAATGTCAGAGTTTGCAAGCAGTGACGACAATGTGAAGCTCACGCTGCTGGCAGAGAAGAAGCAGGAGGCAGTATCTGATTTCGAGGAATCCGAGGATGAGCATTGGGAGACAAAGCTCGCGTATAACAGCAAGACCGGCAAGCTCGAAAACAGCCTGCATAACCTGAAGCTGATCATGGCCAACGACGAGTACATGAAACAGATCGTATTTAATCAGTTGGCCGACGGCATGGAGATCCGTGACCCGGTGCCCTGGAAGCATCCTTCGAAGTTCTGGAGGGACGCAGATGATGCGCAGCTCATATGCTATGTAGACGAAAGGTACGGAACCTTTTCACAGCGTAACTATAGTATCGCTGTAGCTAAGGTGGTCGATGATAGGTCCTATCATCCTATAAGGGACTATTTTATAGGTTTGCCACCTTGGGACGGTGAAAAGAGAGTAGAGACAGCTTTGATAGACTATCTCGGAGCTGAGGATTCACCTTACGTGAGGACAATTACAAAAAAGCTTCTCTGCGCTGCCTACAGGCGGGTACATGAGCCCGGAGTCAAGTTTGACAACATGATCGTCCTGAATGGAGCTCAGGGAATCGGCAAAAGCACGTTTATTTCGAAGCTCGGAATGGAATGGTACTCAGACAGCCTGAACCTATCAGATATGAACGATAAAACGGCTGCCGAGAAGCTGCAGGGCTACTGGATTATAGAAATCGGAGAGCTTGCAGGAATGAAGAAGGCTGACCTAGATAAGGTTAAGGCTTTTATAAGCCGTCAAGACGATAAGTACAGAGCCAGCTTCGGCCGCAGGGTTACTCCCCATCCAAGGCAGTGCGTGTTTATCGGTACGACTAATAACGATGATGGTTACTTACGCGATGTCACTGGCAACAGGCGTTATTGGAACGTTAAGGTCACAGGCGAAGGACGGTATAAGCCTTGGGATATGGATCAGTCAACGGTTGATCAGATATGGGCCGAGGTTATAACGATAGCAAAGGCGGGAGAGTCACTTTATCTTCCACCGGACCTAGAGGACTACGCAAGGAATGAGCAGAGACGTGCTATGGAGTCGGACGACAGAGAGGGCCTTGTTCGTGAGTACCTCGACATGCTGCTTCCTGAGGGCTGGGACGATATGGACATCCATAGCCGCAGAAATTATATCCACGATACCGGCGATATGCTCAGACTCAAGGGGACTAAAAAGCGCTCTGAGGTATCCAATATTGAGATCTGGACGGAGTGCTTCTCAAAACCTAAAGAGGACATGAAGAAGACCGACTCATATGAGATCACAGCCATTATGACAAAAATAGATGGCTGGGAGAAGCTGGAGACGCCAAGACGCATCCCAATCTACGGCAGCCAGAGATGCTACAAGCGTAGACAGCCGTTGTAGTAAAAACTACAAATTCTTGTAGCTTGTAGTCAGGTTGTCCCTTGAAACCATGGTACCTAGGGCAACTTGGCTACGACAACTACAAGAAATACTATATAGCACAAAAATATAGCTATTTTTATAAAGATATACGTAACGTAACGCGCATATTACGCGCGTATAGGAAATTTTGTAACTTGTAGTCGCTTGTTACAAAAGAATTATGAAGAAGGAGGTATCAGCAATGATTAAAAATGGCAGGCCATATTCAGTCGAAAACGGATATATCGACGCAGATCTTATTACATACCATTCAGAAGAAGAGCAGAGGATTGTCATGGACTGGATTGCAAATAACATCCATCCGAGAAAGACAGTACTCTACGACAACTCAAGTTATGGGCTGAAACATATCTTGGAGAGGGACACAGGTATTTACCTTACAAACAACGAATTTAAGGCTGCCATGCTGTTTGCAGGCTACGCACCAGCTAATCCTAATGGGATCAACTGGTATTACCGCATCAGCAAGAAGTCCCAGGCATTCAGCAGGAGGTTCTGGTGAGAGAGGTAGCAATCGAAAGAAGGCTTGTGTCTACGGTAAGGGCGATGGGAGGCATCTGTGCCAAATGGGTGTCTCCCGGCCTTGATGGAGTCCCGGACCGGATAGTGCTTCTTCCGGGATCGAGAGTAGGATTCGTAGAGCTAAAGGCTCCTGGCAAGGATCTTCGTCCTCTTCAGAAAAAGAGAAAAAGTCAGCTGGAGGCGCTTGGGTTTTCGGTATTTAAGATAGATGGTCCAGAGCATGTGAAGGAGGTGCTCGATGCAATACAAAGCTCATGAATATCAGGAGTACGCGACGCAGTTTGTGCTCGATCATCCAGCCTGTGGCCTGATACTTGACCTCGGACTCGGAAAGACCGTAATTGTGCTTACAGCACTATGGGAGCTGGTGCTTGATAGGTTTGAGGTAGGTAGAGTGCTGGTTATTGCACCTCTAAGGGTAGCAAGGGATACCTGGCCGCTGGAAGTGATGAAATGGGATCATCTGAAGGGCCTTACGTACTCAGTGGTCATAGGATCTGAGAAAGAGAGAAGGGCAGCTCTTCAGAAGAAGGCGATGCTGTACTTCATTAATCGCGAGAACGTAAGCTGGCTTGTGGATAGCGGTCTGTTTGACTTCGATATGATTGTGATCGACGAGCTCTCGAGCTTTAAAAGCAGCAGGGCTAAAAGGTTCAGATCCCTACGTCAGGTGCGTGCGGGAGTGGATAGAGTTGTTGGCCTTACTGGAACTCCTGGTAATCTCGAGGATCTCTGGGCTGAGATGTACCTGCTCGATCAAGGCGTGAGGCTTGGCCGTTTCAAAACCAGGTACCTAAATGAGTACTTTGTACCAGATAAGCGTAACCATGAAGTCATATTCTCATATAAGCCGAGAGAGGGTGCTGAGGATCAAATCTACGAGAAGATCTCCGACATATGCATATCGATGAAGTCTAAAGACTATCTGAAGATGCCAAGCTATATTTCTTCAGAAGTATATGTCGATATGTCAAAAGAGGAAAAAGATATGTACGAGCAGCTAAAAAAAGATCTAATAGTACCTATTGAAGGTGGCGACATAGATGCTGCCTTAGCTGTCGGACTATCGAATAAGCTACACCAGATGGCTAACGGCGCTGTCTATGATGAGAACGGGAAAGTAAGACGTATTCACGAAAGGAAGCTCGAGGCCCTCGCTGATATCATAGAATCTGCCGATGGACAGCCGGTATTAATCGCTGTTTGGTACCAGCATGATAAAGAGGCCGTGATAAATCGTTTTAATGCCCGGCTTATAGACAGCTCTGAGGATATAAGGGACTGGAATGAGGGCAAGATACCGGTAGCTATCTTGCATCCAAGCAGCGGCCATGGTCTGAATCTTCAGAAAGGCGGGCACATAATGATCTGGTATTCGCTGGTGTGGTCTTTGGAGCTGTATCAGCAGACGATAGGAAGGATCTACAGACAAGGCCAGGAAAGTACAGTCGTTGTTACGCATATCTTATGCAAAGATACTATCGATGAAGATATCCAGGCAGCAATAAAGCTTAAAAACACCTCACAAGAGGCTTTAATAGCTGCAGTAAGAGCTCAGATAGGAGGTTCGCATGTATGAGAGCTGAAGATATGTTTAGTGAATATAAAAAGATGCGCAAAGAGATGTCGATGATCGCATACGAGCTAAGTCATTTCACTGGCATCGATGAAGAGGACATCATAGACTGCCTGACCTTCTCAAAGCCGGAAGGTGACAAGGTGCAGTCATCTGAGATATCTAGGAAGACGGAGAGCATTGCGATCAATCTTAAGAGCATCGTCGAAAGAGAAAATAATGAGTGGTACAAGTACCTATACGATCGTTACGTATATCTTGATAACGAACTTAGCTTCTTCGAGCGCTGCATTAAGGGTCTTGGAGATAAAAAAGCAGATATTGTCTTTGAACTCCTGGACGGAGACCTTACCTGGAATCAGATAGCGGATCAGTACTATGTTTCAAGATCACTGCTTGCTGTATACAGAAAAGATGCCATCAAGGAAGTAAATAAGCAGTACGAGCTTCGAGAGGAGCGTGAGTTGCAGTATCTTCTAAGCTAATACACTTAAAAGTTTGTACTACAGTTGTACCGCCGTTATGCAGACAAAGGTCTACGACCTGTGATATTATTATAATCGAAGAGGTGTGAAGAGGCCTTGCAGTTACTGCAGGGTCTTTTCTTATGTGCGGGCTTCTCCTTTCACCGTGACACTTCTTCAGTCGGCACGAGGAGGTGGACAAGGATGCCAAGAAGACCAAACGTACCGTGTCAGCATCCAGGTTGTCCAGAGCTGGTGCCGTATGGTCAGAAGTATTGTGACAAACATAAAGCTAAGCACAGGTCCGACAGACCAACAGCAGCTGCCAAAGGCTACAACGCACGCTGGCAGAGAGCCAGGAAGATGTACCTTGCAGCACACCCGTTGTGTGTACGCTGCCTTGAACGGGGAAGATACACACAGGCTACCGTTGTGGATCACATCATACCACACCGGGGTGATCCTGTTCTTTTCTGGGACGAGACGAACTGGCAAGCGTTATGTAAGCATTGTCACGATACGAAGACCATGACTGAAGATAGATACCAGGAATACAGCTACAACAAAGGCTTTTGAGGTCCGACAGGGGCGGGTCAAATCTCTACATGTCTGGTTCCACAGAACGGCGCCCCCCAACGCGCAGAAATACGCGAAATTCTAACGGGGTATAAAGCTGGGTTAACAAGAATTATGCTCAAGACCGCTTAAGCAGAGGGTCACATGGGGTAGCTGTTTTGCGTGATTGTTTCGAAGGGAGACTATAAAAATGACTGAAACACAAGGCCTGCAGATACGGAAGCTCCGTCAAAAGGGGCTCGGGTATCGCGCAATTGCTCTGCAAGTAGGAGTTCCTAGGGATAGCGTAAGAAACTACTGCAAGAGAAGAGGGTTAGGCGGATACCGGCCAGAGTACGATATGAATCTTAAGGAACGTATCGAGGATGGCAGCGCCTGCGCTTTCTGCGGGGCTAAGCTTAAACAGAAGAAGACGGGCAGGAAGAGAAAATTCTGCTGTGAAGCGTGTAGGCGTGATTACTGGAGAAATCATCGTGAAGAAATAAAGAAACGGGATCAAGCGATCTATACTGTGGAATGTACATACTGTGGAAAGATCTTCGAATCTTATGGAAACAAGAACAGAAAGTACTGCTGCCATGAGCACTATATTTTAGACCGATTTGGAAGTAAAAATGTGGCAGACAATGAAACAATATGCAACGATGGTGTATAATATTTTAAAACGGTTTACAATTCAAGTGAGATCTGGAGGATAAACCATGCAATTTATACTCGGCATTATTGTTTATGTTGTTCTAGGAGTTGCTACGTACATAGTCGCACATTTTATTTCATCCATCATTGGTTATGACGGCATGATTGTCTATATTGTTGCGTACGCTATTGTGATAGCACTTTCATTTTATTTTGCCCGTTGGGAAAAGAGTAATAAAGAGAAGAATCTAATCAAAAAATGGTCTCAGGGTGGTTACAAAAGTGCTATTGCCTTACTAAATAATATACTTCCAGGGGGATATAGCATATGCAATTCGGAGGAAAGCATATTTGAAAGATTATTCTCTGAAAGTTTAAATGAAGCAAAAAAGGAACATTTCGACACTAACGCTGAAAAATCCAACTATGATTTGTTAAAGAATCCTGAATTGTGGCTTATTACAACTTTGCGTGACTATTGTAAAAACCATTGTTCATGGGAAGTTATAAAAGAAGGTCAAATACAGATGCTTAAATATGCTGGAGAATATAGCACATCGAACGATTATTTTGATCGAATTGAATACTACGACAAATATGAATTTACCGCTTCAGGAATAATTGCTGAAAAGATTTTTCTTGCAAATGCCAAATTAACCGATGATCCCGATGCACTATTTCAAAGTGCTCCAGCGTATATGAGTAATATTGATAAGGGGTGGGTATCTGCCTTGAAAAGATTTGAAGATAACGATAAAAACATGTAGAAGATATAACAAATCGAAAATGTGAAAACACATTCGGCTCATCAAAGGGCCGTTTTTTTTATGCCAATAAAAGAAAGGGTAAACATGAAATTCAGTAAAATCAAGATATCTGAGCTAATCCCGGCTGAATATAACCCGAGGAAAGCTCTTAAGCCAGGCGACAAGGAGTATGAAAAGATCAAGCGAAGCATCGAGGAATTTGGTTACGTCGACCCTGTTATCGTTAACAAAGACATGACTATCATCGGAGGCCATCAAAGGGTCACTGTCCTACAGGATCTTGGATATGATGAGATCGATTGTGTAGTAATTGACATCGATAAAACACGGGAAAAAGCCCTGAATGTGGCTCTTAATAAGATAACCGGTGAATGGAATAAGGAGCTCCTGGCAGATCTTATCGCAGAGCTTCAGTCACAGGAAGATATCGATGTAGGTATCACGGGTTTTGAACCGCCTGAGATCGAACAGCTTATGAATCAGGTACACGACAAGGAAATCGAAGAAGATGTTTTTGATATCGACTCCGAATTATCCAAGCCGGCAATAACACATCTTGGAGATGTATGGAAGCTCGGCAGGCATAGAGTAATTTGTGCTGACAGCACGCTTCCGGAGACATATGAGATCTTGCTGGATGGCAGAAAAGCAAACCTTGTCGTAACAGATCCACCATACAACGTCGACTATGAGGGTAATGCCGGAAAGCTCAAAAACGACAAGATGGCGGAAGAACAGTTTGAGAAGTTCCTGTTCGCGGCTTTTGTTAATATGGAGCAGAGCATGGAGAACGATGCATCCATATACGTTTGCCATAGCGACTCGCATGGGCTGGCATTCAGACGTGCATTTGAAGAAGCAGGGTTTTATCTTTCCGGCTGCTGCATCTGGGTGAAGGACAGCCTAGTCCTCGGAAGGAGCCCATATCAATGGAGACATGAACCGATTTTGTTTGGTTGGAAGAAAGGTGGACGCCATCAGTGGTACTCGGACAGAAAACAGTCGACCATTTGGCAGTATGACAAGCCAAAGAAAAATGACCTTCATCCGACTATGAAACCCGTGGCACTGATTGCTTATCCGATAAAAAACAGTTCAATGTCAAACTGCGTTGTACTTGATCCATTTGGTGGTTCTGGAACGACACTTATTGCTTGTGAGCAGACAAACCGGATCTGCTATATGGCAGAACTCGATGAGAAGTATACGGATGTCATTGTGAAAAGGTACATCGAGCTTGTCGGCTCAGACAGCGTAGTGCTTGTCCGTAATAACAAAGAATACACATTCCAGGAGGCAGAAAAAATGTCTGATACTGAGCAGAAATGACTTGCTATTCAAGTGGTTTAGAGGCATGTATGTACATACCAAAAGCGAAAGGAGAAAAGCATGGAAGCGAGCTGTTTACTGCAAAACAGAAAGGATCTGGTGAAGCTCCTGGAGGGATGTCTCAATGAAAAGGCTGTCTACCTGGGCGCACCGTCCTTTGCTTTCAAGATAGGGCCATATACTGTTACAAAGGATGGGACATTGACGGCAGATGAATACGATACGGAATTCATAACCGAGCTTAGTATGAAGGGTATTATAGAAGGCGCGGCTTGCAATGAAGGCTCCACAACCATATATATACCCATGAGCGATCATAGTGGACCAAGCCTTATGAATATAGTCTTTCGGATCAATTCGAAGGATGAGCTTCTGTCAAAGGTGTGCGGTAGGAAGGGAGCCTTTAGGATTTCAAGGTCCTTCGTATCTAAGCTCGATACTGCCAGGCCAAAAACTGTAGACGAGTTCATGGGAATACTTAAGAGCTGCGGCGGGAACGAAATAAACAGTGGTATCGTGTTTACCGACGATAAGATCCTGTTTACGGCATTTCCGTTCTCAAAGCAGCCTGAGATTATAGAAGCCTACAGAAAGCTGGCAGAGCATATATGCGAGGAAGCGCTTTCAAAGGGACGCGTAAGGCCGGAGAGAATCGGACTTACGGAGAACGAGAAGTACTCGTTCAGAAATTGGCTTGTATCGATAGGAATGACGGGGAGCGAATATAAGGCTGCAAGGGCAATCTTGCTTCGGAATCTTAGTGGCCACACAGCATTCAGAACTAAGAAGCAGGCAGAATATCAAACCAAGAAATGGACTGAAATCAGAAAAGAGAGTAGAGAACAGGAATGTTCGGCGTTTCACGTTCTGTAGTAGAGAGGCTTCAAAAGGAGTATCCGCCTGGGACTAGAGTTGAGCTAGCCTACATGGATGATTATCAGGCTCCGCCAGTTAGGACAAAGGGGACTGTTATAGGTGTGGATGACATTGGATCAATCATGGTTAACTGGGATAATGGGTCGTGTTTAAACGTTCTGTACGGTATAGATCGTATTAAACGTGTGTAGCGCAAGACAGCATGTTTATGTGAATTAACGTTCAAGATTGACCAGTAAAAATGATTACGATATGATTAAGCATAGGTTAACAACTCGTATCGTTTTATGAGGATATATGTGAAATGCTTGGCAAAACACATGTTGCGATTGGCGTTGCAGCTTCTCTTGCTTTAACTACTCCTGATACCATGCCTGAGGTTATTTCTGCCATAGCTGGTGGCGCTATTGGTGGTTGGATAAGCGACATAGATTTAAATGATATAAGCTTTGGTAGTGAAGAATCCGAAGGAAAACTAGGAGGCTTTATTCTAACTGCAGCTGTAACCGCGACAAGTCTTTTTATTGATTACAGAGTCGGTGGAGGCGTCTGCGATTATGTAATATCAAATTTTGGGATAAAGACTATCACGGGAGTGCTTATTATAATAGCTGGCGTTATATATGGCTTAGCAGTTTCTAGCCACAGAACGTTTACACACTCAATTTTCGCTTTAGTGATGTTTACTTATGCCGTCCACATATCCTGTCAACCTATGGCATTGCCATTTTGCATAGGAATGGTTAGCCATTTAATACTGGATTTACCAAATAAAACAGGAATGCAACTGCTATTCCCTGTAAAAAAGCGGTTTTGTCTGAATGCATGCCCATCAAACGGTAAAGCGAACTCAGTCTTGATGGGGGTCGGTACAATTATATCTTGTATATTGGCTGGGTGGCTCCTGATTAATACTTTCCCTGCAGAAAGATTGAATCAATATCACTCTAGTGGTTCATTGCCATGGTTTACTAGCTTTCAATGGTACCTGATAATTATTAACACGATTTCGTTCGTTGTAATGCAAGTAGATCATCTAATATATGACATTTCTGACTCATATGCTGGTGATGGAGAGCAGCAAGAGCTTATACATACGATAGAGAATCTACTGGCACTAGCTGGAGGAGGCTTAGGTATGCTGATAGCTTTTGTTACATTAGGCGAGAAAATCGGCAAACATAATGCAAATTGGTACGTAGTAGTAATATCTCAGGTGTTGTGCTGGATCGTTATATATTTTGTGGTTTGTGATCCGTTTCATATGGGGATGGCAGGAATACAAGGAGGCTGGAAACATCACGTGCTGTTAGTTGCATATTATGCAATAATAAATATGATTACTACGGTTGTATTTATTAGAGATCGAGCTGCGTTCAGACCCGCCTGGAAGACATCAGAGCTTTTGCTGATGTTGTTAGGTATATTGGGCGGTGCGCTGGGAGGCTATCTTGTCATAATATTGAGCAACAGCAAGAGGTATTCACCACACTTTGGAATAGGTTTCCCTATCATGATTGCTGCACATGCGTTCATTGCAGGTTACTTACTGCTTAGTGGGATTGCATAGTTGTGTTTTACAAATAATAAATCGACTTGGAGGTTCCTTTCTTAGGAGCCTCTTTTGCATGTTTTTATATTAACTTTTGAAAGAAATGACTTGCTATTTAGTGCCATTAGAGTGATATATACACATACCAAAAGACAAGTCAAAAGCAGGGAGACACAAGATGGATTTCATAAGAAAGGACAACAGGGCGACATACTTTGGAGAGCAGCCGATAGATAGAAACGATCCGGGGAAAGCAAAGTTCGCGCTTGGGCTTACACTTCCGGAAGGCTTCTCAGACAAGGCCAAAGCCTGCTGGGATTACTTCGATGGAGCTGCATTCATATTCGGATACAAAGGAAGGCTCATTATAACGGATGAGGCCCTGGAGCTTACAGAAGCTGGTGACGGAACAAGAGAGAACCCTTACGGCGGACCAAGATGGATCTGCGATTCTTGGGAAGAGCTTGAGAAGATACTCGAAGACGTATATGACGATCTTAGGGAAGAGGAGCTGTTGTAAGGAAGAGAGGGTCAGAGCAATGACAATTATCGAAGGAATGACAACATACAGACTGCCAAACCCAAGCTGCCAGGAGGACCTCGAGTGCAGGTGGAGCAGGGTTCTTAGATTCGGAGACAAGGTCCTGGTAGCCGGGTACCATTACAACGGCACAGGCAAGCCAAGCTACTACGGGGCGGTGTACGAGCACCTTGACAATGACCTCAGCTGCGAAGGCACGATAGGCCTGATAGAAGTTAGTGGAGTCGAGTTCGAAGATGACGGTCATGCAATAGCATGGGCAATACATAATGCATAAATGAGAAAACAGGGATAGTCCAGTCAGGGCTTTCTCTCGTACAGACCTTTAAGGGTCTTATTTTTTTTGAAAGGAGATTATTAATGGCTACAAGAGGCAGGAAGCCCAAACCAACTGCGGTAAAGGTACTGGAGGGCAACCCAGGAAAAAGAGAACTGAATATATTTGAGCCGAAGCCGAAAAAGACTGTGCTGCCTACTTGTCCAGATTGGCTTGAGGATGAGGCAAAAGCAGAGTGGCATAGATTGGGTAAGAACTTGCATGAGCTAGGACTTCTGACAGAACTTGATGTTCAGGCTTTTGCATCATATTGCCAGGCATATGCAAGGTGGCGTGAAGCTGAAGAGTTTATCACACAGCATGGATCTTTGGTTAAAACCAAGTCGGGATACTGGCAGCAGGTACCTCAGGTCTCTATAGCGCATCAGAATCAGAAGATAATGATGCAGGCAGCAGCAGAATTCGGCCTTACTCCATCCTCCAGATCAAGGATAATAGCAGATCAGGCAGCGTCTCGTGAAGCGGATGAGATGGAGATGCTGCTGCTTGGGGGCTTGTCATAATGTATGACGCAGAAAAGGCTCAGAGAGTAATTAATTTCATCCGCAATTTAAAGCATACAAAGGGAGTCTGGAGAGGAGTGCCCTTTGATCTTCTGCCGTGGCAGCAGGAAATAATACAGGATGTATTCGGAACCGTTAAAGAGAACGGGTACAGGCAATACAACACTGCATATGTCGAGATACCAAAAAAGAACGGTAAATCGGAGCTTGCTGCGGCCGTTGCTCTATACATGACATGTGGCGATATGGAATGGGGTGCTGAGGTTTATGGCTGCGCATCTGATAGGCAGCAAGCCAGCATCGTATTCGATGTCGCAGTGGACATGATAGATCAATGCCCGGCATTAAAGAAAAGAATCAAGCCAGTTATGAGTGTAAAGCGGATTGTTTATCAGCCGACGAATTCTTTTTATCAGGTGCTATCTGCTGAGGCTTATACAAAACATGGACTTAACTGCCATGCCGTTATCTTCGACGAGCTCCATGCTCAGCCCAATAGAGAGCTGTTCGATGTTATGACCAAGGGCAGTGGTGATGCCAGAAAGCAGCCGCTATTTTTTCTTATAACAACAGCTGGGACGGACAGAAACTCTATCTGCTTTGAACAACATCAAAAGGCATTAGATATCCTGGAAGGAAGAAAGATAGATCCAACATTCTATCCTGTAATTTACGGTATCGATGAGAACGACGACTGGGGAAGCGAGGAGAGCTGGTACAAGGCGAACCCATCGCTGGGCCACACCATAGATATAGAAAAGGTCAGGGCCGCTTATCAGTCGGCAAAGGAAAACCCAGCAGAGGAGAATATATTTAGGCAGCTTAGGCTTGATCAGTGGGTTAAGCAATCTACCAGGTGGATGCCTATGGATCGCTGGGATGAGTGCGCCTTCGAAGTTGATCCTGATGAGTTAATCGGCCGTGATTGCTATGCAGGTCTAGACCTTTCCAGCACATCAGATATTACGGCATTTGTGCTCGTGTTTCCGCCAAGAACAGACGATGAGAAATATATCATCCTTCCGTATTGCTGGATACCAGAGGAGAACATGCAGCTTAGGGTAAGACGTGATCACGTACCATACGATGTATGGGAGAAGACAGGGCACTTACTTACAACAGAAGGAAATGTTATACACTATGCATGGATTGAGGACTTCATCGAGAAACTCTCTGAGAAATACCACATATTAGAAATTGCTTTTGATAGGTGGGGAGCTACTCAGCTTACTCAGGACCTTGAAGGAATGGGCCTTACAGTGGTTCCGTTCGGGCAAGGATATAAAGATATGAGTCCTCCGACACGTGAGTTAATGAAGCTCGTACTAGAAAAGAGAATCGCTCATGGTGGGCATCCGGTACTTCGTTGGATGATGGATAACGTATATGTTCGCCAGGACCCGGCAGGTAATATTAAGATGGATAAGTCAAAGAGCACAGAGAAGATAGATGCTGCTGTTGCTACGGTTATGGCGCTAGACCGGGCGATACGAAATGAAAATCATGAAAGCGTATACAACGAGCGTGGATTACTCGTTTTTTAATGAAATCTAGCCAGATATAATCAAAGTGCTTTCTGCTTTTATATTCAATCTGTATAATTAAACCAATAGGATAATTGTACACTTAGAATTTTAGCAGGAGGGGAGCAACATGGGTAAGTATGTAGTAAAGACAACGAACACTGGAATTAAGTTTGACCTGAAAGCTGGAAACGGCGAGATTATCGCTAACTCAGAGGTGTATTCATCGAAGGCTGCATGCATGAATGGCATTAAGAGCGTAATGAATAATGCACCGATTGCCGCAGTAGAAGATCAGACCGTGGAGGGCTTTGAAAAATGCAAACACCCTAAGTTTGAGGTTTATACAGATAAGGCAGGCGAATTCAGATTCAGACTTAAAGCAAAGAACGGTGAGGTCATAGCCACGGGCGAGGGCTACAAGGCAAAAGCATCCTGCCTGAATGGTATTGAAAGTATCAGAAAGAATGCGGATTCTCCTGTTGTAGAAGAAGAATAATTCATACATTACGGCGCTCAAGAGCATCTCTTCGGAGGTGCTTTTATTATGCTGCAAGATGGGGCATCTTTATATGATGATAGGGGACTTTTAGTCTTTTAGTATTGTAAACCGTATGATATTATTCAGCTGTCAACTTGTTACTGACTTTCAAAGCTATTGGAGGTGGATATGTACAAGAAGATATTTGCAATAATGACCGTCCTTTGCCTGCTGTTTACGCTGGTTAGTTGTTCTTCTACGTCTACTTCTGAAGCAGAACCAGAGGAACATCATTATGATGATGCCGGATTTGAACCCTATAACTTTTGGGGAGACTCAGGAGAATGGACTAATGGATCAAACTATCTTACGTTTTATGATGATTTCACCTTTTATAATGATGAGTATGGAATCGGTGGAACATATGACGAAAGCAATGATGAGGGGAATGTAATTCTTTATTATGACTATGTCCCAGAGCATATCGCTGCTCAGGGGTGGGATGAGACAGAACAATACTATGAATGCTTCCAATGCTGTTACGAGGATACTGGGAATGTGGTTCTTCTCTATCCTGATTCAGTAGATGCATATGATAGGGTGGCATGGACAAAGGAATAGCTATAACAGCATCTCTTCGGAGGTGCTTTTATAATGACTCAAAAAGTACATAGCTGTACAACACGATATTCGACATTTTTTGCATGAAATCTTGCAAAGAACTCACGAAAATAGAAAACCGCCAAAAAGCGCCAAAATGTGCTTATTGACCTTGGAATCACTGAGTTTTATAGTGTAGTTACCGGCCGGAATTCTATTTCACCAGGAGGATTACACATGCTAAACGAGAGAGAAATAAACCTCGTTGTTACTACTGCTATGTCAAAATATGCTTCGGAGAATGACGGCAAGCGGGGATTATCAAAGGCAGACGTTATAACCATAATGCTTGAGCACGATGGAGACATGGATGACGTTAGGGCAGCAATGATAGAGGGCATAAATCAACTTATGATGAAAGCAAACATAAAAATAAAAATGAGCTGATGCTGCAAACAATTAAATATTTTAACTTACAAGAGCCTTCGGGCTCTTTTTTCATTGGAGGAATTTATGAGTATATTCGACTACTTTTTCAATTCAAGAGATAAGCCAGTAAACAGGACCAATGGCAGTACATACAGTTTTCTGTTCGGCTCGAGTTCGTCTGGCAAGAGGGTAAACGAGCAAACAGCAATGCAGATGACAGCGGTATATGCCTGCGTCAGAGTCATATCTGAGGCGATGGCAAGCCTGCCGCTTCACCTGTATAGATATAACGACTCAGGCGGGAAGGAGAAGGCAATAGATCACCCGCTGTACTTTCTGCTGCATGATGAGCCGAATCCTGAAATGACAAGCTTTGTGTTTAGGGAAACGATGCTTACAAGCCTGCTGCTCTGGGGCAACTCCTATTCACAGGTGATACGTAATGGCAAGGGAGAAGTGGTAGCCATATACCCGCTTATGCCAAACCGGATGAATGTGGACCGCGATTCTAATGGCCAGCTCTACTACGAGTACATGGTAAATGATACCGACGCACCTACGATGAAGCGAACGATTGTAAGACTGGCTCCGGAAGACGTACTGCATGTTCCTGCAATGTCCTACGACGGCCTTGTAGGATACAGCCCAATCGCAATGGCGAAGAATGCGATCGGACTGGCACTTGCGACTGAGGAGTATGGCAGTAAGTTCTTCCAGAATGGCGCGTCACCATCAGGTGTACTAGAGCATCCGGGAGTCCTTAAGGACCCATCAAAAATCAGGGAAAGCTGGACGCAGACATTCGGTGGCAGTGTTAATTCCGGCAAGGTGGCTGTCCTCGAGGAAGGTATGAAATACACCCCGATCAGCATTCCTCCGGAGCAGGCGCAGTTTCTGGAGACCAGAAAGTTTCAGATCGAGGAGATCGCCAGGATATTCCGTGTTCCGCTTCACATGATAGCCAGCATGGAGCATTCTACCTTCTCGAACATCGAGCAGCAGAGCCTGGAATTTGTGAAATATACGCTTGATCCATGGGTGTCTAGGCTAGAAAGCAGCATCAACAGGAGACTCCTGACTGCGGATGAGAAGGGTAAGTACTTTGTGAAGTTTAATCTTGACGGGCTTCTCAGAGGAGACTATCAAAGCCGCATGCAGGGCTATGCTGTTGCAAGGCAAAACGGCTGGATGTCTGCTAATGATATACGTGAACTTGAAAATATGGATCGCATCTCAGAAGAAAAGGGAGGCGATCTTTATTTAATTAACGGAAACATGACCAAGCTAGAAGATGCTGGTCTGTTTGCGGGAAAGGAGAACACAGACAATGAAGAAGATCTGGAATTGGAAACAGATAAAGAA